TGGATATAAGGCACACCATCGTCATGTTGTCGTTTGGCAATGTTTTCATTTGGCACAAAGAAGTAAGGCAACAAATCAAAGCCACCACCTTCATCTTCGGTGCGTGGAAACACAAGCACAAGGGCTGTCATGTCCAATGTGGATGAAAGGTCAAGCCCCGCATAACATTCACGCCCTTTTAATTCTTCTTCAGTGTAGGGTTCTTCGCACGCATCCCACGCTTGCATATCAATCCACCTATCCATTTGTTCGGTGGGTTGGTTCAAGTACAACCGCCTGAATGCGTTTTGGTATGACGGAAGTGCTTTTGCCTTTGTGCATTCCTGTTCGTAAAACTCAACTGAAACTGTTGTGCCCAATGAAGGATTGCACCTTGCCCAAACTTCTGGGTCATCCCATTTATCTTCTTTCTTTGCTGCCCATATTGCAGGCAGAAAAGATGAGTCAACAACCGTGCCGTCTTGAACCTGCCGTGCGTAGTTGTGCAAATCTCTCCACAGTGTTCGCTCTGCTGTACCTGCTGTTGTGATTGCAATGTTCAGCGGTTGCTGCCTGCTCCCCTGTGAAGTTATCAACGCTTCATACAATTCCCTTGCATCGGGCTTCGTCCACACATGAAGTTCATCACAGATTACAGCACTTGCATTTAATCCATGTGCGGTTCTTGAATCAGATGCCAGTGCCTTCATTGTTGAACCTGTGCTTGGTACAACAATTGCGTTGCGATAGATTTTGCAATGCTTTGTAAGGTATTCATCTGCTTCAACAAACCGTTTTGCAATACCGAACACGATGTTGGCTTGGTCACGGTCGGCTGCTGCTGTGTAAACTTCTGCACCTTGTTCATTGTCTGACACCAAACAATACAATGCAAGCCCTGCCGCTAGATGGGACTTCCCTGATTTTCTTGGCAACTCAATCAACGAAGAACGGTAACGCCTTGTGCCGTCTGGTCGAATCCAACCAAACAAGTTTGCCACCACAGATATTTGCCAATCAGATAGCACAAACTTCTGTCCTGCCCACTTTCCTTTGTGATGTTTCAAGAACAAATTAAAGAAGTCAACTGCGTGCATTGCCTCATCTGCACCAAATGTACTTTCTAAACTTTGTGTGTTTGGGTCATAGTCAGGTAGCAGTAAACTGATTTCCTTGCTTGTCATCCACCCAGGTACTTCATGCGTTCGTCTTGCTGCTTGCTTTGGTTGTCATCAGTTGTTTGTACCCTGCTGCGTGCCGATGGTGTTAAACCAAACTCACACAACAAATCCTTCAACGCTTTTGCAGAGTTCCTAGCAATTGAAACGTATGGTGACTGCTGCAAGTATTTAACCTCTTTGCCATCTTGCGTTTTGATTGGGTACACATCACCGTGCTTCTTAATCATGTCATCTGCCCTTCGCCACGTTGCAAATGTTTCTGCAAGCAAATACAACGCCATGCCGTCTGCAACTGTTAGCACCTTCATGTCAGCAAGCAGGGGTACAAGTTGCTGCCAACAATCCTTTGCCATGCCATCAAGTTGTGTTGGCATTGGTGGTGGCATTGCTTCTGGTTGTGGTTCGTGTTTGTTGATGTCGCCACGCCAACTGCCACGCAATTTCAGCACGTTTGTTGGTGTTGGTTTTGTTCCTCGTCTACCCATTATTCTTCTCCCATCACTTGCATGTATTCCTTTGCCACTTCCCCGCCTTCATACATTTTCAAATCTTCCAATCCTTTCCCTATCATATCTTTGTAGCAGTATTCACTTTGTAGAATGTCACACAGTTCTTTTGGGTTGTCTGCATACAAACAGTTCACGTTCCCTTTCATATCGGATGCACTACCCAAATCCCATTTCTTATTGAGTATCAGTACACAACTTGCATCCCAACCTTCAAGGAATGTGTATTGGCTACCACCACCATCACGCTTGATAGCAGACATATCCAACATGAACTTTGATGGGTTTAAGATGCGGAACACCGAACCAAAATCATTGCTGAACCTACCACAATAATCTTTTCGCCATTGCGGATATTTCTTTGCCAACTTGTGGAACGTGTACAAACGATTTTCAGCACCGTAAATCTTTACTCTTTCGGTCAATGTTTGGTTCGCTTCAACAATCATTTCGGTGTGTTTGTCAAAATCTATTCTGCTTGTTGACACTGCCAGATTGGTTTTGTCTGGTGTGGTTTTGTTGAATCTAATGTATGGATGCCGTATGTAAGTTGAGTCCAAAGAAAGTTGTTTCAAGTTAGCAACATTCACTTCCCGAATTGTTATTGGCTTGCATCCGTTTTCTTTTAGTATGGTCACTAAACCTTCACGCATTTCTGTCGGGTCGTGAATGATAATCTGTGCATTGTTTTTGAGTAATGTTTCCGTTTCATTTGCGTGGGCTTTGTCTGTTGCAGTAATAATTGCAGGACATCTTGTGCACAAGTAATTCGCAAGGTCGATGTCTATGTTCTGATAATAAATGCCATCGGCATAATGCCTTTGTGACTTCTCTGTTCGTTTGGTGATTTTGTACAGTGCAACTTGATAACCTATTTCTTTGAATGACCTGAACAAGTGTGTGGTGTACGTTACCCATCCACCGAACCTTGGGTTGGCTAGATAGAACAAACTGACTTTGCGTATTGGTTTCATGCCTTACCGTTCAACATGCTTGCCTTCTTATTGGCTTGGCGTTCTGCTAGCTTGTTGAAGTGTGCAACTTCTTCTTCTGTGGTTAAGCATTGCCACATCTTCTGCAATGAGTACCATACAATTGTGTACCGTTCGCCCTGCTCATTCAGTTTCTTGATAGGCGTAACGCCATGCAAGAACGCCTGCCCATCAAACAAACTCATGCTGCCATCGCTTATTTCCAACGCCAAATCGTATTCGGGTATGACAAGGAAGCCACCATCTATCCACCTTCTTATCCCAAGCATTGCAGACCATGCACCAACAAAGTTCCCACGGTCAAAGTGATATGGCAGTTGGTTGGTCTTGTTAATTATGCCACTTGTAAACATGGTGTCTGCCAAATGAAACCTGCCCTGTATCTTTTCCACCGTTCTTGCCTTGTGCACTTTTGAAGCTTCTGGTGCAAGTTCCACATACAACTTGGCAATGGCTTCCGTCCAACCGCATAACAGTTGGTGCATGCCGGGGTGTTCAAGTCCAAGTGCTGCAACATTGCACGGTAGATTTCGCATGTTCACACGTGGTTGGTATCCAAACACCCTGTTCGTTGCATTGGCGATGGCAAGTTTACTGGTTGCCCTTGGTGCTGTGCACCAACTAACTTTGTCCATTGCATTGCGTAACGGTTCAACATCTAAACCTGTGTCACGCAAGTAGATTAACACAGGCACATTGTCCATTGTTAGCACCGTATCTTCGGTGATTATTTCGCTGACATCATCCACCTTTGCATACGTTCCCAACATAGAAGCAGTGTCTACTTCTTTTGTTGCAATGTTTCTATATTTCATAACCTGCATCTACCAACAATGCAATGACAACGGCAGGGTACGAATCCATATTGCGTTTCTTCTTCTCTAGTTCCAACGCTGCAACCACTTGTGCGTATTGCTTAATGTCAAAAAACATTTGGATGTTCTTGATTGCACTGGCTTCATAATCTTCTTGGCTCCTGCGAAAACCGTTTGGGAATGGATTTGTTTCCGTTGTATCTACATTCAAATCGTCTAATGATGCAAGCATGTTGTCAATTTCATCTTGCGTAAAACCAACAGTGTCCATTGAAAAGCCATTATCCGACAGGTCTGCAAGCGTGTTGGCAAGCAATTCATTGTCCCAGGCAGACAATTCACCAGTGCGATTGTCAGCAATGGCGAACCCTGCTTGCTTGGCTTTGGTCAATGTGGTTGTTACAACATCAATTTCTTCCCAACCCAACTTGATTGCAGCAAGCAAAGTGCCATTCCCTGCAATGACCTTGTTGTTTTTAGTTATGACAATGGGCTTCTGTTGCCCAAACTCTTTCAGTGACTTTTCTATTGCAACAATGTTGCGTGCATCGTGGGCACGTGCATTGTTTGCATCTTCAACAAGTTCAGCCACCTTGCGTTTTGTAATTTTCATAAAGCAAAATCCTTTTGGTTAAAGAATAGCACCGTTCACTTGAGCCGTCCACCGCAAGTCATCACAGGGCGACCCCAAGCCATCACAGGGCGACCCCCTATGTTAAAAGT